TTTAAGATGGACGATATTGAGGAAGCCCATAGTCACGTAGATTTTATGCAACTTGCAACTGATCGTGCAGCATACAGACTAGCTGATCAAATGGACCAAGAATGCCTTGGCTATTTGGCAGGTTACAAACAGTCTGCGCTACACGCAAATGCAGGAACAGTTAATGACCAAGTAAATGGTTCAGTAGCTGTTTCAACTGCAGGTACAGACGAACTTCTTTCTTCTATGAAGCTTAAGAAGGGTGACTTTGGAAACATTACGACATCATCTGCAGGTGATCACTCAATTCCATTGAAGCCACGTTTAGGCGGTGCAACTGCTGCTGATACTGCAACAGCAACTCCCTTACAAGTTATTGCTCGTATGGGGCGTCTTTTAGATCAACAGCAAGTTGATACAAGAGGCAGATGGCTCGTTGTTGACCCTGTGTTTGTAGAACTACTCAAAGACGAAGACTCACGCATGATGAATGCTGACTTCGGTGGAGCAGGGCTGCAAAACGGTTTAGTCTTGAATAACATTCATGGCTTCCGTATGTACACATCATCAAACCTACCTGCGGTAGGAACAGGTGCAGGTACAACTGGGACAGCAAACCAAAATACTAACTACGGTGTTATCGTGGCAGGTCACGACTCAGCAGTAGCAACTGCAGAGCAAATCAACAAAGTTGAGACTTATCGTGATCCAGATTCATTTAGTGACATCGTTCGCGGTATGCATCTATACGGCAGGAAGATACTTCGTCCAGAAGCTATCGTAACTGCTAAATATAACGCAGCGTAAGGGAGGATAAACTTATGGCTACTATATCATCTTTGCTTTTACCTGCACACGGTAATTCCCAAAGAGGGCGTTCGCCTTACATGGTACAGAAAACTATTGATCTTACTGCACAGGCTATTGACTGTTCATCGGGTGACGTAGTTCAATGTCTCACAATACCTGCTAATACAAGGGTACTTCATGCAGGTGTTTGTGTTGTAGAATCTGCAACTATGAACACTGGTACAAACGCAACAGTAACATTGGGTGCAGCAGATGCTGACGAATTTGTTGCAGCGTTTGATATTGATGGCGCAGCAGACGGGGCATATGCTCCTTCAGCTACACCTGCTGCAGACGTTACGCTTGCTTCAGCAGACACACTAGACCTGACTTTTGCAGGTGCTGGTGCAACATTCTCAGCAGGTAAACTACGTGTTTACGCTATGATGATGGATGTTAGTGATCAAGGCGATGCTGCTCCTGACGAAGTAGATCGTGACTTGCTTGCATAAGCACAAAACTAGGGGGGCAGGGAAACTTGCCCCTTTAAGTACATCTAAGGGATACTAAAATGGCTACATATGTTACATTAGTTAATGAATTATTACGCAGGTTAAATGAAGTTACCTTAGATGCTAATGGTGAAGGCTTTGACTCAGTACGTAATGTTCAAGCTTTAGCTAAAGATGCTATCAATAACAGTATACGTCTTATTGTACAAGATGGTCAGGAGTGGCCTTTCTTAAAAACAACTCAAACACAAGATCTTACTGCAGGTACTAGACAGTATAGTTTTCCTAATGATTACTCTAGCACAGACTGGGATACTTTTTACCTTAAAAAGCTTACCTCAAAAGGTAACACTCCCATGAGGCTTAGACCTATTTCTTATGATGACTATATACAAAACCATCGTAGCATAGACGATACAGGTGATTTAACTAATGGAGATGGCGCACCCATTTACGTATATCAAACACTAGAAGAGAAGTTTGGTGTTACACCTGTGCCAGATGCAGCCTACCAGATAGAGTACGTCTACTGGAGTTTTCCCACAGAATTAACAAATTATAATGATACAGTAATTATACCTGACCGTTTTAAACATGTAGTTGTAGACGGTGCTATGATGTTTATGATGAGATTCCGTAGCAATGAACAAAGTGCTGCAATGCATCAAAACAATTTTGAAGATGGCATAAAAGCAATGCGTAGAGTTTTAGTAGATGATATATTAGTAGTTCGCTCCACAGTAATAGAACGATCAGGGACAAGTACATTTAGTGGTAATATGTAATGGCTGAAAATTTAGCTTCCTTTAAAGTTTTTTCTCAGGGTGGGCTAAACACCAGTAGGGATGTGTTATCTCAAGGTGAGACACAACCTGGATCTGCTATAAAGCTAACTAATTATGAACCTGCTGTTACAGGTGGGTATCGTAAGATAAATGGTTACAGCAATGATTATGGCACAGTTACAGGTCAAGACAATACAGGTACACTAGGTGTATGTGTAGCTAATGGTATCAACGATGGTATCTTAGCTTGTAGAAAACCTTCTAGTGGTAGTAATTACTTACATAGATATATCAACAGTTCTACTTCATGGGGGGAAATAACCTGTGATGTTATTGCAAATGATAGGGATGGAGTATGTGCTTCACAGACACCAGGAGGATCAGGTAACTTAACAATCAATGGGGCATTGGCTTCTGGCGGTTCTGTAAATTTTACAACGGCTGCATCAGAACAACCTAGACTAGTTACTTTTTTCGGAACAGGTAATGAATCAGGTAAAACCTTTACTATTACAGGTACAGACTATTTAGGCACAGCACAAACTGAAGTAGTGAATGGGCCAAACAATTCCACAGTAAGTAGTACAAAATACTTTAACACAATTACGCAGATAGCTGTAAGTGCAGGGACAGCAGCAGCTATTGAGGTAGGATCGGGTACAGGTTTATTTAGAACAAGTAACCCTACGATGACAGATGTTAGCAAGGTAAGGTTTACAAAGTATAATTTTGGTAGTCCAAAAATAATATTGACAGATGGAATTAACCCTGCATCAACATATGATGGTACTACATATAAACAAGTTACTGATAGTAACGCTCCTACAGACCCCAAATTTTCTGCTGTATTTCAAAACCACATGTTCTTAGCAGGTGACCCTGCCCAAGAAACAAACTTATTTTTCAGTGCACCTTACGATGAACTAAACTATACAGCAGCTAATGGATCAGGTGTAATAAATGTAGGTTTTCCTATAGTAGCCATAAAAACATTTCGTGATGCTTTGTATGTTTTTGGCAGTAACAACATTCGTAAGCTTGTAGGTAACAATATAGCCAACTTTGTATTGGAATCTGTTACAGATAATCTTGGTTGTCTAGCTACAGATAGTGTTATAGAAATAGGTGGTGACTTACTATTTCTTTCACAAGATGGTCTACGTCCTGTTTCTGGTACAGATAAAATAGGTGATGTAAACTTAGAGACTGTATCAAAAGACATTCAGTCAGTATTTACAGATGTTGTTTTTGATATAGACTTAGATGGTTTGAATGCAGTTGTTGTTAGATCAAAGACGCAGTTCAGATATTTCTTCGCTGCTGCAGATACTCAAGGTGTTATAGGAGGTTTTAGACAAACACCTAATGGATTACAGTTTGAGTATGGACAGCTATTAGGTATCACTGCTACTTGTGCAGATAGTGGGTATATAGGACAGAATGAATATGTAATACATGGAGACAGTACAGGGAAAGTACACAGACAAGAAAGAGGCAACTCTTTTGCAGGAACTGATATTTTCAGTGTCTTTCAAACCCCTTATTTACATATGCAAGATCCTGAACAACGTAAGATATTTTACACTATAGCTACTTACTTACGTTCTGAAGGCGATAATGAAATACTAATGTCAGCAGTTTATGATTACGAAGATGTAGATGTTTTGAACCCCAATGACTTTACATTAAGTAATACAGGTGCTGCTGCCTATTATAACGAAGCTGCGTATGCTGCTGATGATGCCGCAAGCGGTGCTATATATGATGGTAGTCCTTCACCAATAAGAAGAACAAACATATCAGGATCAGGCAAAGCAATTTCGTTACGTTACGTCACAAATGACAGTAAAGCATCACACAGTATACAAGGTTTAGTAATTACATTTGGGGTAGGAGACAGGTTATAACATGGCAGGTTACTCAAGACAGTCAGCATCAACAATACAACCTAACGAGGTTATTAAAGCTGCACCAGTAAACGCAGAGTATAACGCTATACGAGATGCGTTTGCTTTATCGGGTGGGCATAAACATGATGGCAGTTCTACTGAGGGAGCGTATGTACCTCTTATAGCTGACACTGATGCTTTAAATAAAGTTGTAGTAGATACCAGTAACAACAGACATGGTGTGTTTGTTGAGGTTTCTTCATCAGCAGTAGAGCAAATAAGGTTTCAAGATGGTGTTGTTGTACCTGTTACAGATAACGATATAGATTTAGGTACAAGTTCTGTAGAGTTTAAGGACTTATATCTAGATGGTACAGCTACAGTAGACACACTTCAAGTAGATGAGAATGCTACAGTAACAGGTAACTTATCTGTAAATGGAAACACTACACTTGGTAACGCAGCTTCAGATACAGTTACAGTAACTGCTGATGTTGCTTCTCCCCTTATACCTTCTGCAGATGATACGCATGACTTAGGTGCTTCTGGCTCTGAGTGGCGTAACTTGTACATTGATGGTACTGCTAACATAGATACTCTTGCTGTAGACGCAAATGGTACAGTAGCAGGTACACTTACAGTTACAGGAGCTACAGCACTTAATGGTGGTCTGACTATGGACAGTAACAAGTTTACTGTTGCAGACACAAGCGGTAACACTGCCATTGCAGGTACACTTACAGTTACAGGAGCTACAACATTAGCTGCTACATCTTTTGGTGATGCAAACATTACTAACGTAGGAAACATTGCACTAGATAGCATTACTGCAGATGGTAGCACTATTACTATTACAGGTAACACTACATTTGCTGATGGTTCTTTTAACTTTAATGTAGCATCTCACGATGGAACAAATGGACTTGCTCTTGCAGGTACGGTAGTAACATCTACAGCAGCAGAGCTAAACATTCTGGACGGTGTGACTGCAACTACTGCTGAACTCAACATTATGGATGGTGTTACTTCTACTACTGCAGAGCTAAACATTCTTGATGGTGTTACATCTACAGCAGCAGAGTTGAATATACTAGATGGAGTTACTTCTACTGCTGCAGAACTTAATACACTAGATGGCATCACAGCAGTTGTAGGTGAACTTAACGCACTAGACTTGGGAAGTACTGCAATTGGTACAGCCATAGCTTCTAAAGCTGTAGTGTTAGACTCAAATAAAGACTACACAGGTATTCGTAACTTTACCATTACAGGTAATTTGACTGTAGGAGGAACTACCACAGTAGTAGATACTGTTACTATGAACGCACAGAATGCTGTTGTGTTTGAGGGTGCTACTGCTGATGATCACGAAACTACACTTACTATTGTAGATCCTACAGCAGACCGTACAATTAACCTCCCTAACCAAAGTGGTACTATTCCTGTACTAGCTGCAGTAAGTACTACTCAAATTAGTGCTACACCTGAAGAGTTAAACATTATGGATGGTGGTACGTCTGCTACATCTACTACACTTGCAGATGCAGATAGAGTTGTAGTTAATGATGCAGGTACTATGAAGCAGGTAGCTCTTACTGACTTTGAAACATATATGGAGACATCTTTAGATACTCTAAGTAATGTAACTACAGTAGGTGCTCTAAACAGTGGTAGTATCTCAAGTGGGTTTGGTGCTATAAATAATGGCTCATCTGCAATTACTACAACAGGTACTGTAACTTATGGTAGTTTATCAGATGGGACTATAACTATTACAGGCTTTGTTGATGAAGATGATATGTCTTCTAATAGTGCAACATTAGTTCCTACACAGCAATCAGTAGAAGCTCGTATTCAAGCTGTAAACGCAACTGCTAATAATGTAACAGGTCTTAATGCTACAGGTGCAGAGATTAATACTGTAGCAGATGTATCAGCAATTAGTCCTGACACTTCTACAGCAGTAGCAAACAATGATGCAATACTTATGTATGATAATTCAGCTACTGGATTAAAGTATTTTGATGTAGACTTACTTGATACATACTATGCACAGACAAGTAAAACACTAACAAATAAAACAATTACAAGCC